GGTATGCTAGATGTGGTACGAAAGGCATGGCGTGAGAAACACCCAAGGGAATGGAAGGAGAAGCTACAACTGTGCTTCAACCTGATCTATATGCGTAGAAGCTTTGATGACTTTCGTGAGATGACTATCGAAGAAGTCTATGGGGAGGGTAACCTAAGATGATGATGGTTGATCCTCCTGAAGGATGGCGTTATGGATTCCCTAAAGCTGTACCGAAAGGCTACATGAAGATGTCATGGGAAGATAAGAAGGACTGGTACGTAGAGCAAGGATACCCACGGCACAAGATTGAAGAGCTAGGTAACTTTTTCTATGTAAGTATGTGGTACAAAGGAGATGAGCAACATGACTATTAAACAAGACTTAGGGCATTGGGATTACTGCGGTGATCCCTTTGACTTTGATAAGTACTTCGGGTTTATCTATATGATACAATGCACACACCCTGATAATCCAACAAGGTACATTGGACGTAAACAATTCCATATGTACAGCAAGGGAAAAGATAGGCGTGTGTCTAATTGGAAAACATATAGCAGTTCATCTAAGCATATCAACAACCTGATAAAGGAACTTGGTACTGAGTACTTTACCTTTGAGATGCTACAGCTCTTTGAAACAAGAGGTGGGTTATCTGCGGGTGAGGTAAAGGTGCAATGGTATCTGGATGTACTAACTCAGAAGTATGCTAACGGCAACCCTGTGTTCCTTAACAGGCAGATAGGTGCTATTAAATTCATACCTAAAGAAGAGATAGATGATGAAACAATCGCAAGACTCGACAGACTCGGCTTCACTGTACGAGAAGAACAAGCAAAAAGCAGAAAGGATTCAGAAGAAACAAGCATCGAAGAAGAAAAGACGGATGATAAAGAACCTTAAAGAGGAACGGTGGTCCTAATGAGTAAAGATAGATTTGTTGGGCACATAGCCTGTAAGCATTGTGATTCATCCGATGGTGTCGGTATGTACTCCAATGGTATTGGTAAGTGCTTCGTCTGTGATAAAATTACATTTGATAAAGAAAGAGAATATACTATGCAAGAATCCTATACGTCTAATAAAGTAGAAGACATTGACACTATCAATTCCTATGACACTCGTGGTGTACAGGAACGTGGTATCACTAAGCAAGTAGCAGCACACTTCAACATGCGTGTATCCTATAAAGCTGATGGTACTATTGAGTCTCACTACTATCCGTATACCAAGAAGGGTAAGACCTCAGCTTACAAGATCCGTAATCTACCTAAGGACTTCCGAGCTAAGGGTGACATGGATGGCATAGAACTATTCGGACAGTCTACGTTCCAACCGGGTGGGCGTAACCTAGTAATCACGGAAGGTGAACTGGATGCTATGGCAGTAGCTCAAGCATTCCTACTTCAGAACAAAACTATCTACCCGGTAGTATCCTTACCATCATCCAGTAACCTCAAGCCCC